CTAAGTTAGATATTAATGGGTTTGTTACAGAGGTAGCTGAAAAGAAACCAATAAGTGATGTAGCAACTGTTGGTATATACTACTGGAAGAAAGGTTCTGATTATGTAAAGTATGCTAAACAAATGATATCTAAAAATGTAAGAGTTAATAATGAGTTTTATGTTTGTCCAGTTTTTAATGAAGCTATATTAGATAACAAAAAGATTAAAACGTTTCATATAGATAAAATGTGGGGAATAGGTACACCAGAAGATTTACAATATTTTGTTAAGAACTACAATGGTAATAATATCACATAGAGGTAATACTACCGGGCCTGATAAGCTTAACGAGAATCGTCCGGATCATATTTTAAAAGTACTGCAAAAATATGATTGCGAAGTTGATGTTTGGATGAAAGGTAGTAATCTGTACCTTGGTCACGATGAACCTCAGTATGAAATATCTGAGCAGTTTTTAAAGCATACAAGGTTATGGTGTCACGCTAAAAACTTGGATGCATTATATTATATGATAAGACTTCCAGACATTAAATGTTTTTATCATAATGTTGATAAATTCACGTTGACAAGTAATGGCTTAATTTGGACATACCCTGGTGAGCAAGTAACTAATAAATCTATAATAGTAGATACGAGCGTTAATTGGAAAGAAAAAAATTACATTTGTTGTGGTGTTTGTGTTGATTATATCTTATAATACTTTACTATTAAAGTATGATTCTCACAAATGAAAAAGTATATGACGGGCTTCTGATTCATAAGCGTTTTGCTTACAAGTATTTTCGTAAAACGACTTTGCCTATCGGTAACATTGTAGCGTTTCGAGCTCCTATGAATGTCGAAACAGATGGTATGATTGATAGTGAAGATATTTTGCAAAACGATTACATCTACAGCGATGATGCTATCAATTTTTGTTGGGAGATACCTAACCTAGACCCATTCGGTGCAGTTGCTTATCAAAGACTTTTTAATACTCAGATAGCTAATATTCTTTCAACTCGCTATCTTAGAAAGCCCATTGAAATGAAAGGTGATGATTTCATGGTGCATGATGAATTTACCGGTAGTGATGGTACGTTGCAAAAGGTAGGTAAATGTAGTGTGAGCATTACTTACTCAACTAATAATGTTGCGTTAGGTCATACCGGTATCAATATTAACGCAGGTAGTAAAGCTCCACCGTTTGCATATAGCACCAAACTTACAGATCAGCAAGCTAAAGACTTTATGTCGCAAGTCATTGAGCTGTTTTATGCATTAAATGATGATATCTTTATTGCAACGTCTAAAGTCATTGTATGACAATATTCGATTACTTAAATTCTTTATTCTATAGCAAGAAACAAATAGACCTTAACTGCGATGATGAATCGCAGTTTTCTATGTTTATGGTTAATAGATGGGGATCTTTTTATTCTAAAGAGATTGCTAACTACATAAATCAAACATCAAATAGATATGGTAGTGTATTTTTAGATAAGCAAGACCAATATATCTTTCTTTACCATCTTATGCCGCATTTAAAGTTTAAAAAGATAAACTATATTAAAAAGACGAAAAAAGAAGATGAAGAAGTAAAAAAAGTAATACCGGAGTTTATGAGTTTAAAAGAATATAAGCAAAATGTTGAGTTTGTAAATACATTATCTAAATAACAAATATGGCACAAGTATCAATTGACGTTTTAGCACCTAAAAAGAGTCTTATCGACTTAGATAGCTACAATAAAGGTAATTTCGGATTAGGAGAAGATTTTACCCTTTCACATATCTTTGATGACATTGTATTGGTAGAATATATCGACGAGGTTACTGATGGTTCTGGAGACGCAATCATGCGTGGTGGCATCTTAGTACCGACTAACTCATTAATTAAAGCTTGGAGAAAGGCTCAGGTTATTTTGGTAGGGCCTAGCGTAAAGCAATGCAAGGTTGGTGATATTGTTATCTTTCCTAATGATAAGGGTGTATCAGTATCTAATATTGAAGTAGAAGGTCATGGTAGACTTAAAAAGGGAATGTTTTTAAACGAACAGAGATTGTTCGGTGTATGTAAGAAGATAGCACAGGATTCAATTGCACCAGATGCACAATTTTTAAATGAAGACAACGTTATCGAGTCTAAGAGCTCTACTAAAAGAAAACGTTTGTGAGATAGTCTTTGTGAGACGTCGTCCAAGAGCAAACAGACCTCCTTTTAGAAGAATGCTTTGTACATTGGATGAAAATCTGCTCAATAGTGTAAACGGTAGACTATCTCTCAACTATAAACCATCAAGCGCTTTATTACCATACAATGCTGAATCTAAAAATTTATTACCTGTATGGGACATTTTTATGCAGGATTGGCGTATGGTGAATATGAATGAATGTGATCTTGTTGAAACTATAAAGCGTGATGATTTTTGGAAATATTTTAATGAAAAATTAATACCAATGTCACCACAACAAAAAATGCAGTACATGGACACATGATTGAAAACCTAGAAAAACACATTAACAACTTTTTGCAAAAAGAAGTTGTTTTTTTTATTAATAGTGAAAAGCCGATAAGATCCGGTAAATTTTTAATTTTCCGGTTCAAAGATTTTTATCTGAATTTCATATTAAAGAATAACTCGGTTTCTAAAACGTTTGAAATTCCTTACCCTTTTAAAGTAGAGCATGGTCATAACTGTCTTAAGTTTTCTTATACATTAGAAGATTTTTCTCAAAAGAACCTAAATTTGCTTGTTAAAGCCAAGTTAATGACACCTAAAAAAAGAAATAAATTATACAATTGCACAGTTGTTTTATCGTCATACAACTAGTATAATCTGTAAGTGTATAGTAGATATCTATCTAAATTCCCAGACAATTATACTCCTAGTAGGCAGCAAATTGATCTGATTAAACGTATTGAAGATGCTTATAAGAAAGGTTATAAGTATGTTATATGCAGTGCTCCTACCGGATCAGGTAAGAGTTTCATATCGAAAACAATAGGTAATATCTCAAACAAGTGCACTGAAGAGTTTAGAGAACTTATTACCTCTTATAAGGCATTTAAGCAGGATTACATTGGTAATTACTCAGCTGAGGTTGAATGCTTAGATCAACCACCGTCTGGAGCTTTTGCTTTAACGATTACAAAATCTTTACAAGATCAGTACGAAAGCTTGTTTAACGAAACGCCTCTTCTTAAAGGAAAGAGTAACTATCAATGTCAAGTTAATACGGACGTGGATGTAGAGAATGCTCCGTGTTTGCTTACACCTAAATTGAAAGAAGAATGTTGGTCAAAGAATATTTGCCCTTATTACAATGCTCGTAATAAAGCATTAATTGATCAATTTAGCGTATTGAACTATAAGATGTTTTTAACTTTACCTGGACATGTTAAACGTAAAAACTTTATTATCTGTGACGAAGCTTCAGAGCTTGAAGATGAGATAGTAAAACATTTTTCAGTTTTTATTGATCCGGATAAAATTAAATTGCTTGGTGTAAGCATTCCATATCTTTACACAGATAATATTGAGGAGGTATACAAATGGTTGAATACCTTAATGATCACAGTTGGTGAACATGTTGAAAAGTTAAATGATAAACATAACAATAAGTTTACTCAGCTTAACATAAACGATAAAGTAAAGCTTAACTACTTTAAGAACTTGCATCGTACATTAAACCTTATCGAAGAGACGTGGTCAAAGTGTGAATACCTTTGTCAGAGAGAAGGTAAAACGGTGCGAGTAATGCCGTTGAGAGTGGATGCTTTAGCTAAATATATTTTTGATTATGGTGAAAATATTTTGTTAATGTCTGCAACGATCGTTGATCATAAATCTTTTGCAAAAAGTCTCGGTATTACTGAATATAAGTACGTAGAGGTTGATAGTACTTTTGATAGTAAAAAAGCACCTATCCATATCTCTTCCACAAACAAACTTAATAGAAGCAATATGCAAAAAGTGCTGCCTAGTATGGCTGCTCAAATAAGTCAAATTTGTGAAGCACATAAAAACGAGAAAGGTATCATACATACCCATACATTACAAATTACTCAATTCTTGCAAAAAAACTTAAAGAGCGGTAGGTTTTTGTTTCGAGATGTTGAATCAAAAAATGAAAATATCTTGTCTAAGCATACACGTAGCCCTGAACCTACCGTTATAGTAAGCCCGTCAATGACATTCGGTGTAGATTTGAGAGATGATTTAGCAAGATTTCAAATCATTGTTAAAGGTGCATTCTTACCTTTGAGCGATGTAAGAGTTAAACGGTTATTTGATGAGGATAAGGTTTGGTATACTAATAAGATGCTTATTAATCTTGTACAAGCTTGCGGTAGAGGTATTCGTAGTAAAGAAGACTACTGTGTAACTTATATACTTGATGGTACATTGTTTGATATTATTGTACAGAACAAGGATAAATTGCCGAAATACTTTATCGATAGATTTGTATAAATATAATTGTGAAGTCATTTAAAACATATTATTATATCCAGGAAGAGGGCTTAGGTTCAAAACTTAAAGCTTTAGGGTTAGCAGGATCTTTAGCTCTAACAGGGTTCGGTAAAGAAATGCCAACTCAACAACCAGTGCAACAGACTCAAACAGTAAGAAAGGATATATCAATAGTTACACCAGATTCATTAAAAAATCAGCTGATAAAGCATGAAGGCTATAGAACAAAACCATATTATGACTCAGAAGGAAAGCTAACTGTAGGTATTGGATTTAATATTGACGAAAAATCTAATAGACAAGCTTTTTATAAAGCTACAGGAATTGATCCAGCTAAAGTATCAACTAAAACGCAATTAAATGATAAACAAGTTAATGAATTATATAGAATCAGTTTTAACAGAGCGGTATCAGATGCAAGAAAATTCTTACCTTCATTTGATAGTCAGCCTTTGCCAGTTAAACAGGCTTTGATTGATATGTCATTTAATCTAGGCTATCCTAGACTAAGCAAATTTACAAAGTTTAAAGATGCTTTAGAAAAGAAAGATTACAAACGCGCAAGTAAAGAAATGATGGATAGTAAGTGGTCTCGACAAGTAAAAGGTAGAGCTACAACTCTATCTAACATGGTTTCTTCTGCCAATTAATTTTTTCTTTTTCTTCACCCTAGGCTGCTTCATTATAGCAGTAATCATATTGCCGTTTAATCTATCACCCTTAAACCCACCGTAAGCGGCTGGTGAATTAGGTTTAGTATCGAATATATTGGGTGTCTGTGAACCGAAACTTTTCTTGTAATTCGGTACAACACGTCTCTTAGAATCAAACGGTACTCTAAAATCTTCAGTTACTTTTTCTTTTTTTTTACGTTCTTAGAAATCTTCTTTCTTCTGTTTTTTAGATACTTATCAGTGCTATTTACTTTACCGTCATTATTAATATCTGCATCTTCCTTACCGACAGGGTCTAGCTTACCCTTGTAATGCTTCTTTACTTCAGTTAAGATACTTTCAACTAATTCATTGAATTTCATTATATTATTTATATAATCGATTATGATTATGAATCAATTTTCCAGCAAGAAAATATCGTGCGTTGTAACAGGTAAATCGACAGTTTATGCAGGTGATTTCTTGCAAAAGAAAATACAAGAATATGAAAATATAGATAATCTGGAAAAATACTATATTTGTAAAGAGGTAAAAGCTTTATTGAAGAAAGGTTATAGGATACCAGATATTCGTAAGATTCTTGATACACCTGACTACATACCTATGCCAGACGATGACATAGTCAAAGAAATAGAAAAGGATTATCAGAAGTCCCAAGTAAAGATGATAGATACCACTAGCCAAACTCTTAGTACAATTACTAGTCTTACATACGATAAATCGGATCCAGAAGTAGAAGAATTTATAAACAACGTTATTAATAAACTTTAAAATGTATACATACACAGTTAAAAATAAAAACACATTAGCAATACACGACGCTAAACGCGGACAACTAATACGCACAGTAAATGTTGATGGTGATATTGTTGGTTCTCCTTTGATTAACGGTACTAACGGGATGGTAAATGTCAAAAAAGGATCAACTAATAAGGTTTATGTTACAAATTTAAAAAACGGCTCAGTAGTAAAAATTTTTAGCGTATGATAGATATAGATTTAACTTCCAGACCCCCCAATTCAGATGGATTTGTTGTACCTAACCACGACGAATACCCTATTTTGTTTTTAGGATTTTTAATTAAAAATGAATATGATAATCGAAGAATTGAGATAAGCAAAACTTTCAATCCTATAAACATTTTCCATCTTTCTAAAGATAGACAAACTTTAACTGCTTTAAGAGGTATAAAGCTTAAACCTAATAGTACTGTTCATGGGTTAATTAAGAGTATACAAAATCAAGAAAAGCTAGGTATAACTCTTGTTACATATCAAAACCTTTTGAGTCAGTTTAGTTTCTCTTGTAAAGAGACATATAGCTTTTTTGATAAGGGAATTTATCCTATTGATTTTGTGAATCTCAAAAGTATTTGCGATGATGATTTTAATAGCGATAAAAAAATATTTCAACACATTCTTGGCTTAGATGATAAGGTTTTTGATTTTCAAAAATTCTCTTCTCTTAAGCTGTTCATTCTAACAATCTAAACTAAATATTTTACCAAATAAATCGTTGATTGGTTTATTAGTGGTTATAATATTATGGTATCTAAAATGTCGAAAGAAATTACAATCGTAAAACGTTCAGGTAAGAAAGAGAAATTCTCACCAGATAAAATTAATAAAATCCTTCAATGGGCTTGCGAAAACGTAAAAGGTGTATCATTTGAGCAAGTAGCTATGAACGCGCATTTACAATTTTTTGATGGTATAACTTCAAAAGATATTCATAATACGCTTATTGAAGCTGCAGCTGGTCTTATATCTGAACAGACTCCTCAATATCAGCAAGTCGCATCTAGACTTCTTAACTATCAGCTTCGTAAAGAAGTTTGGGGTGGTAAGGATGCACCTAGACTATATGATTTTGTAAAGCAAAATATCGAGCATAATAAGGTATATGATCCAGAAATCTTGAATTGGTATGATAAGAAGGACTTTGATAAACTGAATGACTATATTGACCATAATCGGGATTTTGATTTTGCGTATGCTGGTATCAAACAACTTTGTGAAAAGTATCTAGTACAGGATAGAGTTTCAAGGACTATTTTTGAAACTCCTCAGTTTGCATATATTCTCATCGCAATGACTCTTTTTAAAGACTATAAAGAAAAGAGACTTGACTATATCAGAAAAGCGTATAACGCTTTCAGTAAACATAAGATCAATCTACCAACGCCGTTAATGGCTGGGGTACGTACAACGTTAAAGAGTTATGCATCATGTATGCTTATTACCGTTGATGATACATTACGTTCTATTTTTGCTAGTAATGATGCTATTGGATTTGCTACTGCAAGTCGTTATGGTATTGGAATTAACTTTAGTAGAATTCGTGCTACAAATAGCCCAGTTCAAAACGGTACTATAGTTCATACAGGGCCTATTCCGTATCTAAAGATGTATGAGTCAGCAGTAAAGAGTTGCCATCAGAATGGTATTCGTGGTGGTAGTGCAACTGCTAACGTTGCATACTTTCATAAAGATATAGAAGAGATTTTAGTCTTAAAGAACAATGCAGGTACAGACGATAATAGAGTTCGTAAACTCGACTATTGTATTGCATTCGATGGTTTGTTCTATGAACGTTTCTTAAAGAATCAAAACGTTACTTTGTTTTCGTATCATGAAGCTCCAGAACTTTGGAATAACTTCGGTATGCCCGGGTTTAAAGAGCTATATGAAAAAGCAGAAAAGAATCCAAAGTTAAAGTATAAAAAAACAATGAATGCTCGTGAGCTGTTTATGCTCTTTTCTAAGGAGCGTTTTGAAACCGGTAGAATGTATGTATTCAATGCTGATCATGTTAATACACACGGTTCATGGACTGAGCAAGTAGATACAACTAACCTTTGTGTTGAAGTTACACATCCATTAAAGCCTATCTATAATATTGAAGATGCAAATGGAGAGATAGGTGTATGTATTCTTGCAGCTGTCAATCTTTTAGAGATTAAGGATGATGAAGATATGCAACAGACATGCGATATTATCGTTCGTATGTTAGATGAGCTTATCGATCATCAGAACTATTTTGCTCCTGCTGCGGCAAACTTTGCTAAGAAACGTCGTAGCTTAGGTATTGGTATTACTAACTTAGCAGCTGTATTTGCACACAATGGTGTAAAGTATTGGGATAAGAAAGCACCTAATATTGCAGCTAAGTTAATGGAATCGGTAAGTTATTATTTGTTAGATGCATCAGCTGAATTAGCTGCTACAAAAGGACAGTGTGAGAAGTTTGGTTATACAAAGTTCAGTCGCGGTATCTTACCTATTGATACGTATAAGAAAGAGGTAGATACATTTGTAACTGAAAAGCTACATAAGG